TGTGATGTATTTGGAAATTTTAAACCATGAATAGCTTGTCCGGGCATACCACTTTGTCTTCTGAATATTTTACCGGGAAATACTTTCATATCCTGACCCGGTACCAGCATTGTTTCATCAATGTCAAATACCAAATTTCCCGCTAATGCTAAATTATCAATAGCCATTCTTGCATGACCATTCATAATTGTTTGTGAGTCATCCATATTTTCCGGAATGCCTACACCAAAGAATTGATAAGGATTAATTTCATATGGAGAAACTAAATATGGTATTCTTGATGGAGTAAATGGATTAGCTACTAATCGTAATATTTTACCATTACATACCCAACAATTAACTTGTACTTCATCTAAATCACTTAATTCATCATCAACTTCTACACCTGCTTGTAAAGCTAATTCTTTATCTAAATAACCCCAAAACTCTAATACTTCATATCTCTTTTTATCAAACTCATCAGTGGTTTCTCTATCTAACAAAGATGATTCATATCCACGGGCTTCATACTTTGAACCCATACTAAGACATTCCCGAATAGATTCACTTCTAAAATAAGGTCTGTTTATTAAATCACGTAGTTGTGATTTAGTGTAAGTATGTCTTTGTATAACATAATCAGCATCACTAATATTGACTGCATCTGGGTCTGGATAAAAATCCCAACAACTTACTGCTTCAATTTTAGGAATTAATTTTAATTCGGGAGTATATACATTTTCTCCTGTCTCTCCATCTTTTTTCCAAATATGTTTTACTTGGTCATATGAAAAAGGGCCTTTAATAATTCCTGTTCCTAATAATGCCATTTCAAATAATGAATGACGCATAACAGAAACTGCATGACTAGATTCTAACTGGTCATGAATAACTTTTTCCATTTTTGCAGAGGACATTTCTGCAGGAGATATTTGTGGTTCAGACCGCCCATCTTTTGACTCTCCCTCTACAAAATCTGCTTTTTCATATTCATCTTTTAAGCCACCTAGTATCTCATTAATAACTTGACCCGGTTCTAATTCTTTTCCATCACCCGGAAATCCATAAGGACTTTCTGGTTCTTTCTGTGTTTCTGGTGATTTTTCTGATTTAGAAACATGAGCATATTCCGCTATACCTTCTGGTATGTTTGTAGGCTGAACCCCTAATGGAAATTTTCCACTAGAAAATAACACTTCAATAAGTTGACCATACGCCGCCATTACTTTAGTTTTTGTTATTTTAACAAATACTTTTGATTTTTCACTTTCAGTAAATTGCATATCGTTACCATAGATTCCTCTATAGTTACGATAAGCTCTTAACCATCGTTTTTCATCAAATTGACGGGCATTTTCTGACGATTGAAATTTTTCCTTTATTACTGCTGCAATATTACCAAACAAATTCTTTTCGTCTGTTTCACCCAGAGCTACAATTTCATCTTCACCTGCCATTATTAACTATTATGTGAGCCTTGTGTAATTTTTGCTTTTGACCATGATGCTAATTTTTCTTTTGGTGCTTTTCCTCCTGCATTAGAAAATTCTCCATGTGAGTATTTTTTCATCATACTCCCATCAAGCTTTTCATTTGCGGATTTTGGGTAATCTGCACCAAATTCACCATGCTTATATTTTTTCATAATTGGTTGTGGCATTATTTTCTCCTAATAATCTTTTTCATTTGCTTTCTTCCAGAAAGAAGATTGCACTTGGTCGTTTTTCTTGGTTGGATAATCCCCAGTTGCAATATCAACATCGGCTTCTCCACCATGTGCTGATAAATTAATATTCTTCATTTTATCCTTTTTCTTTGGGTAGGGCATACCAAGGTCACCCTGTTTGTATTTAGTCATTATTGGTTGTGGCATCTAGCCCTCCTTTATTTTTTCCTTAAAATAATCCATTAATTTTGGATTATCTACTAAAACTGTTGTTAGTCCATTTGATAATGCATTTACCAAATGTTCCTCCTCTTTCTCACCCAATTCAATACTCCATTGATATATTATTCCGTGTAGTAATTCATGTAACATTGTGTTTGCATGAGAAACTCCCTTTTCCTCGGCTGTGTATCCTATGACTCCTTCCTTTGCAAAAAATTGCCCGTGGGCTTCATTTGCATTGGCAACAGTCTGTTTCCATTCCTCTAGTTTGTAATCCCTGTATCCTATTTTAATCTTTTCAGGTATTTGCATTAATATCCAAATACTCTGTCAGCGGGTTTAAAATAAGTTTCTTTTTGTCTTTTTATAAACTCATCATTTATATAACTATTTGGATGTAATGGTCTTGACATTACTCCATAACGTAACGCATCATAAGCATGGTCTTCTACCCTTGTATCCACATCTTCTGGATTATTTCTATCTGTTGGCAATAACGGAAATGTTCTAAGAAGATTTTTACAATTAGTAAATATTCTTAATTTAGGCTCTTCTGTTTTTTCATCAAAAGATAATCTTTTGTGCAATTCTAATTTTCCATTAACTCGACTTTTTGGTGACCTATCTGATGGTCTCCATTTGCACCCTTCCTGTATCATTGTTTCAGCAATACTAGGGCCTATATCTCCACGTTTTGCCCATGTAGATGAATCAAGTATACCATACCTAATATATTCACCTTGTTCTATCTCTAGAACTTTTTTAGCAAATACATCCGCTGTCATTCTTTTTGTGTATAATTCCCTGTATACCCAAAGATTATTATCAAAATCAATGGCAATCCACAAGCAACAAGCATGAGAAGAATATCCCCAGTCACAAGTACGAAATCTATGCCAGTTACGAGGTATTTCAAAAGGTTCTGAAATATGCCTAATAGGGTCAAATTCCGGAAATGCACAGTCTTCAAAGGCACTCCAATCACCATCTAAAAATTGTTTACGCTGTACTTCTGGTAAAGAGGACAGCATAACGAGATAATCATCTGTTTGCATGAGATAGGGATTATCTTGAAGTTTGGCCGGAATAAATTTTCTTGTAATTTTTCTCTGACCTATTATTGTGTTAATTAACACATCAAAGGGTTTATTTGGTTCACTGGGGTCAACAAACATTTCTTTAACCCACATTGAGCCAATGTTACCCGGATTGCCTGTAGCTCTCATAAATACAGGTATGTCTGGGTCTACACTTCTTAGGGAGGAACGTAAGAAATTGTAAATCTCTGGAGTAGGATATTGGGGTAATTCATCAATACCTATCCATGTATAAGATTGACCTTGGTAACGAAGAACATCCGTTAAATTTTCTGCGTAACCAAATTCAATTCTGGCACCTGAAGGAAATCTCCATTCCTTTTCCTGCTCTCTCCATTTAACACCCGGATATGCCTTGGGATACAATCGTTGAGAATGATTAATCATGTCCCTTAATTCCGGCATTGAACGTCTTAACAATAAACATCTATGATGTTCTTTATGACAAAAACGTAAAGGGTCAACAAGCATGGCATATGATTTGCCTCCACCTCTTGCCCCGCCATAAAATACTTCTCTTTCTGATGCGGCTAGAAATTGTGTCTGTGGCCCGTTATTAGGTTCAAAAACAATATTTTCTTTAACATGTTTTTGAATAGTTGGTGTTAATTCTTTTAAATCTTCTGTTTCAACAATTGATGATTTTTTTCCCTCCAATGCATTGGATGTTTTTATAATAGCATCCCTTTTTTTTCTTGCATTGGATAAATCAGTTTTTGTTTTATCTATTTTCTTTTTTTGTTTTGTAAGAGCTTTTTGTGCAGACAGTTTAGCTTTTTCTGCTATACTGCCATACTGTTTTCCTCTTTGTCTTCCTGAACTTGATTTTGGTTTTGGTGGTTCGATTTCTGACATATTTTTCTTAAACCTACGTGACTAATCTTTCTTCCTGTTTTTCTTTGTAACCAAGTCGCAACTTCCCTATATGAACAGTTATTAGTAAATTGTTTTGCCTCAGTCAACGCATCAAGCTCTTCCTGTATCGGCTCAATATACTGAGGGTCATCCGATAACTTATACCCAAAAGGTATAGTTGATGTTTTACGGCGTAGCATCTTTTGGAGGTAAAATAAATAATCCGTGTGCTAGTTGTGCATTAATATCCACTTTTTCCTTTTTAACAATACCAACCCTGTCAAGTATCTGTTTAGCGGCTTCTATTCTAATATTTGCCGCAGGTGTCATTCCATCCTCATCAAGAGCATTAACCAAACCCATAACTGCTTTTGGTGAGTGCATTGCCATAACTCCTTCTGCTTTGTCAATAATAATATCTTTTAAACTTTTAACAATATTTGGATAGGATGTTTCGGCATACCCCGCAATCTCCCCCGCTTGTTTTGGATTACCATTAGCTTCTCCAAATAAAGCGTTAATAAAAGTTTTTTGCTGTTCCGTTAATTCTCTGTCTTGTTTTTTTACTGGTAGCATTTATAGCCACTTTCTTTTTTGTTTGTTTCTTTCCCGTTTTTCTTTCGACCAGTCAGGGACTTTTATATTTTTTTCTTCCCGTTCCCTATAGCCTCTTTCTGCCGCCTGCATCATTTGTTCTCGTCCTATGTCTTCTTTTCCACCCATATCTGATATAATAGATATTTTAGGAGCAGATATAACTCTTCTAATATTATCATCTCGACACGGAACATTTCTTTTATTGATAGGTAGGTTTTCCGTAAATAGTTTACCCGTTTGTGTATTTTCGTATTCATATATTGGCATTATTCTTTTTTACAATCACAGTCCTTGCATTCACAAGACGTGCAAGAGCCGCCATCACTACAATGGCAGCCATGTTCACATTTTTTACAGTCATCCATTATCTGTTTAATCACTTCCAATGCTCCTAATACACGACTTCGCATATCAAGACTTTTATTAATCGAGTTGGTAAGGTCGTTATACTGTTTGGATAAAGACTCCTTCTTAGCCTTTAAATCCATTATGATACTGCTGCACTAAACGGAGTTACTTCAGTACCTGATGTAGTTGTATAACCATACACCATCCAAGTAT